TTACCAACACTTACTACAAGCTTCATGATTTTGTTTAGCTTTATCAACTGTAGTTTTAGTTGCAGTATTAGGATTCATCTTGCCACAATTAGGAATTCTGTGATATTTTTTTCCTGTAGCAGATAAGTATGCTGTTTCTCCTTGCTCATCTCCTGTTTCCACTACCTTATTAGAATTAGAAGTATTAGCTTGCTCTGCTTGTCTAACAACCTTTTTTTCTTGCATAATTCCATTTGATGCTATTTCATATCCATCAACTGTTGTATTGGTTGCCATAGATCCATTAGAATTTAAATAATACCACTTTCCATTACTTTCTTTCCATCCTGTTTGCATTACACCATTAGAATCTAAGAAATAATCTTTTCCTTGGTCTTTTATCCAATCTTTTTGCATTACTCCTGAAGCATTAAAATAATAATATTTATTATTATCTGTTAACCATCCTGTCTTTTGCTTACCATCATTGTCGTAATAATACCAATTTTTATTTTCTTCTATCCAACCTGTTTTTTTAATTTCTTTTGGTTGTTCAGATTTTACTTTAGCATCTTCATCCACTTTTATTATTGATTCTGTTTGAGTTGTATTATTGTCTAATTTTTTATTAGTTGCAGTAGTCTGTGAAGAACTATTGCTATTAAATACTCCCACTAAAACAAAAAGTATAGCTGTTAATGTACCAATATATTTTAGAACATCTTTTTTAGTTCTATCTTTTGGTTCTTTCCAAAAGACTATTTTTTCTGGTTTAATAAGTCCTACAATAACACAGATTAAGCTTATTAAAAATAATAAATACATAATTATTCCCCCTTATAATATAATTTTATAGTTTATGGGGTATTTGTCAAATATTATGTATTTAACTTAAAACAAAGCAGTAAGTAAGATTAATTTCTTTACCTACTGCTTTTATTAATGCATATTATCACTAGTTTTGGTCAATGATTTTAATATAAGAAAAAGATAACTTTAAATCTCCTGTTATCTTTTTCTTTGTAATTTCCTCTTAAGCTTATATCGCATATAAAAATAAGGGCAGTACATAGAACTTAATCTACATACTGCCCTTAAGTGTTTTCTAATTTTATGTGTAATTTAGCCACATATATTATATACTATTTCATAGAATAAAACCAATTACCTAAAATATTGACTTCTATACGACAACTTATATAACACTAGAACCTGTATCATACTATTAATATATCTATTTTGCAATTAATTGTTCCTTAATATTAATTATTCTATACATTACATGTATAATCTCCATTTAAAAACATAGCTGCTTCTTTAGTTCTTCTTCTATAAAGTCCTTCTATTCTTTTTCCTCCACCATTACTCCATGCTTGAAAATTAGAAGTAATTGCATCTTTATCTCTTATTCCATTGCATACATTTTTATATAATGTTGAACCTAGAAGTCCTACTGTTCCACAATTGTATGCAAAACTTACTAATGCATCAAATTCATTTTGTTTTAGGCATATGTCTTTAGAATCTAAATCTTTTTTTACTACTGGAGCATACTTTTTATTAATCCAATCTTTAAGCAACTCTGTTGCCTGTTCTTCTGTAATAGTAGCTGGTAAATCTTCTATTTCCTTTCCTGTTAATCCATAACCTTGTGTTAAAACACCAACGCAATCATAATACTTATTAGGATAAAACCCCTCCCACGACTTTATAAAGTCTATTCCTTTAGAACTTACTAAACTATCCTCTATCCATGCACCAGTGCAATCGAATGTATAAGATTTTCCATCTATAATAGCAGTTCTATTTCCGTACATCTCTCCCTTAAATCCTGTTGAACTAGGTTCTAAGTAGTACCATTTACCATTATCCTTTAACCACCCTGTTTTCATTGCTCCACTTTCATCTAGGTAATACCAACGACCATCTTTATCATTTATCCAACCAGTTTCCATTATACCTTCATCATTTAAATAATACCAAGTTCCATTATCTTCATACCATCCTTTAGTAACCTTTCCATCTTCACCTTGTACACACCATTTCCATTGTGACATTTAACATTCCTCCTTTAATATACAAAGAAAAAAGGTAGCTAAAAACGCTACCTAAATTACTCTTTAATTTCTTTTCTATCTTTACTAAAATAAAATGCAATAATCATCGTGTATATAGTTATAAACTCTGTACTTAACCTATTGGTAAATGCTAATATAGCAAAAACTATAGTCATTATTACAGCTATGAGCCACCTTGCACTGGTTACTTTATTTAATAATCTGTCCATATAGATCACTCCTATTTTTCAATTTTACTTTTAATTTCTTTTACATCTTCCTTTATGTCCTCAACAACATTGAATTTATCTGTCATTTTATTTAATAAATCCTGATACTTCAACTCTCTCTCTTGATACTTTAATTCTCTATCCCCTGTAGTTTTTAAAACATACATTAATAAAAAAACAAATAGTGCATATCCTAATCCTTGTCCTAACGCTGCTCTTATTAATTCATCCATATAACACCTTCCTTAATTTTGTACATAAGAAAAGACACCTACATTTCGTAAGTGCCTTTAATAAACTTTATATTATTCTCTTATTTCAAATCCAACAACTTTATCATGTACTAAATATTCTGCATTTCCCTTTGCATTTGTAATTTTAAAAATTGGACTTTCTGTTTCATCTAAATCTCTAGAAATAAACCATTTCTTAAATTTTTCAATTTGACTTTTATCTGCTCTTTTAATATTTCCATCTACCATTTCTATGTATAGACTTCCATTATCTATAGGTTCTTCTGGTTCAACAATATCTTCTTTAGTAACTGTAACTATGCAATCAGCAGTTAAATCTGTACCATCTATTTTAGCTGTTACTGTGCATGTTCCCTCTTTAACTCCTATTACTTTTCCTTTTTGGTCTACTGTAGCAATTGTTTCATCTGAACTTGACCAAACTACATCTACACTAGCTGGTGTTGTAGTTGCTTTTAGTATTTTTGAATTACCTTCTTTTAAAGTTAATGATTTATCTGATGTTATTGACATATCATTTGAATCTAATAAAAATCCATCTTCATTTATATCTAAAGCATCTAAAGCGAATGGTGCGTTTCCACTATATGAAGGAATAAAATTATTTATTACTATCTCATGAATCTTATCTTCTAATCCTATTTTTTCATATGATAAGTCTTGCCAGTTATTAGTTGTGTTCAATGAAAAACTTTCTTTCTCTCCATCTACATAGATGTCAACATTAGATGCTCTTCTAGGACCTGATACAGATATAATTCTTAAACTTGTTCCCTTAAATTTAAATCTAACTTCACCTTTGTTTACTCCTACATCACAGTTCATTGTTGCAGCATCTTTAAACATATTTGAATTTCTCCATTTTTCTGTTTCAAAATCAAAATAGTTTATATTCTTATCATTATCATCATATCTTTTCCAACCTTCTTCTGGTTGTAACAATTGTTCTCCAACTGTTGCTGCATTAGCTACAATTTCATTTTTTATTATTCCTACACTCATAATAGTTAATACCATTACAAACATTACAAGTATCTTTTTAAATTTTTTATTCATTTATTATTTCTCCCCTAATATCTTTTATTACTCATTTATAATTCTATTCAACTACAAGAACTGGTATTTTTATTATAACTTTTCCTGATGGGGGAATATCTCCAACATTAACTATAATATTTTTAGCTGTTGAATTTGAATCAACTGTTCCTTGAGTTGTTGTTACTCCACTAGTTATAAATTGAATATGATTGGGTGCATTATCTTTAATAACTACTGATTTAGCTATTTTATCACTTGTATTAGTAACTTCTATTGTATATGTAAAATTATCTCCTACATACACTGAATCTACATCTGCTGTCTTTACAACTTTTAATTGAGCTTCTGCAACTCCCTTAAAAATTATAGATACTTCACCACTAGCATTATTAGTATTATCACCTTTGGCATAAGCAGTGTTAATTATATACTCTTGTTCTGGATCTGTTGGTTTAGGTTCAGTATCTTCTTTTGTAACTGTAACTATACAATCAGCTTTTATATCTGTTCCTTTAATTTGTGCTGTTATTGTTGCTTGTCCTTCTTTTATAGCTTTAACATTTCCATTAGAATCTACTGTCGCAACTGTTTCATCTGATGATGACCATTCTATATCAACAGCTGATGAAGTAGTTGTTGGTGTTATTTTTTTTGAATCGCCTTCTTTTAGACTTAATGATGATTTATCTAATGATATTGATTCATTATAAGATAATAATTCTTCGTTTTCATCAATATCTATAGCATCAAGTCTAAAATCATATGTTAATAGATTTTCTATATACTCTATATGCGTTATTACAACACAGTGGACTCCCTCAGATAGATTTTCTTTGGAATACATAACAGCTGAGAAAGTATCATTATATTTAGTTGAATTTAAATTTGCATCGAAATAATCTTCCTGTCCATCTATTTCTATTTTAATTTTATGAGTATAATTGGATGATATTAAACCAATCAATCTAATTTTGTCACCAGTAAAATTAAACTTTATTGTTTCTCCTAATTTTGTTTTATAGACACCATGATATGTGCTCATGTAATTTCCATTTTCTTCAGAAGCTTTTATATTAGAACTATATTTTATATTAGTAAAAGTATCATCATATCTTCTCCATGTCTTTTCAGGATGTATAAGCTTATCTCCAACTTTAGCACTATTTTCTACGGTGTTATTTAAATTACTAGTTCCTATCTCAAAACTATCATCTGCAAAAGCATTTATAGTATATCCGCCCATAATCCCTAATACCATTACAAACATAATAAGTATTTTTTTATAACAATTTTTCATTATATATTATTTCTCCCTTAATTCCATTATTGAACGCGTCCATAAAATATTTTAACTTTATATATGGTAAAATCCAACAAAAATCGTAATACAAATTCCCTTATATCTAAGAAATTTAGTAAATTTTTACTTTTTATCATATAGTTAATTTTAATCTATTAGATTTAAGGACAATAAAAAAGACCATAAATCTAATTTACCGCCCTTAAAATCTTTATAAAAGTGTTATTTTATTCCTTATAATTTTTACATCCTATATTGCTATTGCGAAATAACTTTAAAGAAATCTTCTTTTGTGATTTCCTTAAATTGTTCCGTTGTAATATCTCCATACTTATTACTATCTGTCACAACCGCTTGTCTTAAAAAATCTGAATCTATCACTTTCATATTAAAACACATCTTCCAAAATTCCATATTACTTTTCTCCCTTCATATTCATTATTTCAACTTTTAATTCTGCTATTGTTTTTAATGTATTATTTATGGCAGTATCTTTTTGCATATTGGCTATTTTTAAATTGGCTACTTCTTTTGATAACAAATCTTCTGTAGATGGTTCTTTAGGTTTTGGTTTATTAGATTCTTCCCATTCTTGAATTTCTTCTTGTGTTGCACCTTCAGTCCATTTTTTACTATCAAAATCCCACTTAGGTTTTACTAAAGAATAATTATTCAACGGGTTTACACATATATTTTCATCTGTCATTTTTTCTTTTTCAATACAATTTATTAAAATATAACCACTATTATCTACTACGGTTACTATCATTATTACACCTCCATTAATCTATTAAATATGATGTTCTTGCAAAGCAAGTAACCTCATTATTTTGTGTTCCAGTATTAGTATAATCCATTACAATAGTTCCAGAACCATTAATACATAGAGTTATTGTTCCTGCAGCAAATCTACAAAAAACATATTCACTTTGTCCTTTCGGAGCATAAGATGAAGGCATAGTGGCTATAGTCTCATTTTCAGGAATTACTCCCATCCATTGAATTTCAAGAAAAACTTGACTTGATATACGACGTACTCTAGCTGAGCCTTTGGCTTTACTGTTTATTGTAGAACTAATATCAATCCAACCAGTATCATCCACAGTAGATAGTTCTTTCCAACCACTAAATTCATTATCAACTGTATGGTAACTAGCAATATATAACGTCCCGTTATTCATTGTTGCTCTTAAATTGCATCTCGTCCCCCCTTGTTTGAATACTTGTAAAAACATATATCTATTAGGAATTTGAGATAATAAAGTGGTACACTCTTCCCAATCGGTATTCATAAAAAGAATTGAGTAATTAGGAAGTTTACTGCATATATCATTAATCGAAGTATCTTTATTTAAAACAACTCCATAATCCTGTGGATTTGAGTAAGTTTTAAACACCTTTTCTTTCAATTGCGAAGTATTATTCTCAACATCTGTTTTTAAAGTTCCTATATCTGTAATATTAGTTTGTACATTTTTTGCAAGGTCTGTTACATCTCCAAGTTTGTTTAATTCTTCTATATTCTTCTCTGCTAATGTATTAGCTGTATTTAAATTTTCTTTAGACATATCTGCATTAGTTTTACTTAAATCCAATTCCTTTTTACTAAAATCAGCATTATTAATACAAGTTTCTACTTCTTCTATTTTAATAGATGCACTAGATATAATACTTTCAACTTCTGTTATTTTAGTACTAGCATTACCAATGTTAGTTTCTAGTTTACTATTAATACTAGTTGCTGTTGGTATAGTTTTGTTGGTTAATGTATCTCTCACCTCTTTAGCTTCATCTAAAACTTCTCCTATATTTTCTATTTCATCAAGCTTATGATCTATTTCTTCTAAAATAGTGCAAGTAGGTGTGCTTACAATTCCATCTACATCTAACACACTTGCTACGATTTCTATATTTATATAAAATGTACTCTTCTTTTCTAAGGTAGTTTTATTTATAAACTGTAACTCTGCTTTAACTATTCCATTTGTTGTTGTTAATTGCTTGTCTGCTTTTATGGTTACGAAATCCCCTTTAATGGTAATATTAGTATTCTGTATTAAAGGAACTTGATCTGCTTTAAATGTCTTTAATCTAACATTATAATTGCTTAAATCTGCTGGTAAACTCTTATCATAAATTATTAGTTTAAGTATAATATCATCAAGCTGCTTACAACTAAAATTAATATCATACTTGTTATTAATATCTAATATGCCTGTCTGTAATTCGTGTATCATTTCATCACCTCTTATATTAATCCTTGGTCTTTAAGCATTTTATAACATCTTTTATCTATATATTCATCTAAATTGTAACCATTATTTATATTAAATCCTGAACTTTTCATAACCAATTTGACTATCCCCACATCTTGAAGCCACAATTCTTTCATATTAGATAATGTTCTATATAATGCACTATATTTATCTCTGTTAATTACTTCAATGTCTTGTACACCTACAGTTCCATCTTTATTAAATCGCATAACTGTCTTTCCTTGACTGTCTTTCACAACTAATGCACCATTCTTAATTGTTTGACCATCTGAATCAAATATAACATTCATTTCAGTCTCATTCTTAATAGCAATTAATACACTTTGTGCATTTTTTTCAACTAATGTACTAAAATCACCTTCACTTACTTTTTCTCTTATAACTTTAGCTGTTTGTTCTCTATATGATCCAAAATCCTCTTCACTTACCTTCTCTTCTATTTTCCCATCTAATACTTTAATAGAAGCCTCTCTATCTTCTTTTTCATTTTTAACACTTAGTTCAATTTCAGAATCTCTTTTTTCCATTGTTACTTTTAAATTATTATTTTCTTTACTTAATTCTTCTTTAGTTTCTTCTATTTTATTGTTAGTTTTATTTATGGTATCTGTAAGAGATTTTATTTTATAGCCTACCTCGCATCCTAATAATTCACCTGTAATTGCATCACGTTTAATCTTATATACTCTTCCCTTTTCTACTATCCCAAAAGGCTTTATATTAACATTAATTATGTCTCCTATAGCAACTCTACTATCTATATTAGAATAATCATTGTCTCCAAATGTTATACAATCCGAAAGCTCAACAAAATCTAAATCTAAATTAAAACTAATCTGATTCACATGTTCTTTATTAAACTTATCTAAGCAAGCTTGTCTCAACAATTTATATACCTGTTCTGTTGTTATTATTTCATCACTATTGGTAATATTCCCCCCACTATCTGTTTCAGCTTCTACAACTCCAATATTGCTAAATTCAACTATTCTAGTAAAAGGATTATGGGAATTAAAATTACTAGCTTTAATAGACTTTTCAGGAAGCATAAGACCATCTTTACCTAAAGGAACTATTTCAGTAATTAAGTCTGTATCTTCCAATGTCATTGTAGCCCCGATAATGTTTTTAGTATAAGTAACATTAATTCCTTTATCTTCTCCAATAGAGTCAACAATACTAACTTCAAAATTATTAAATTCAAGTTCTCCACCATATCTATTTACTATAGTATTGTCCTTGTCTCCTATAAGTGCATCTAGTGCACTATATCTTACAATTCTAAGGTTGTTAGTAGTTGTATTAGTATCTTTATTACCCGTAGTGAAATTATGCTTATTAAATGTATTATTAAGTACCTGTGCAACTGCTTCTCTTCTTATTTTTCCCACTATATTAGTATCTAGTACAACATTATTTTCTAACCTAGTGGTCAATATATGTTGTGCAAATATATCAATATTCATATTATCTAAGCTTGGTTTACTTCTCCTAATAACAAATAATTGATTTTCTCTTTTATCCCATGTAGGAATCTTTACAATAGCACCAGGAACTAACATACTACTAATATCTTTATTGTCATTTACTGGGTAAAGAATATTTGTATTAAATCCTGTATTTATTTCCTCTTCTGTTTCTACTTTTAAAGCTTCATTAAGCACATAAGCATTATGTTTAAAATTACTTTCATTTTCTTCATATAAATTAATCATATCCAAGTCCTCCAATACGGAATAATTTCAACACTTGTAATATTGCCAGTCCAACTTATTTTGTTTTCTCCAACATCAAAATAAGGAAAATCACCTTCCATGAACTTCCCTTTATTATTTAAAACTTGTTGTATATCTGGATCACTTACAATAGTTATCTCATTATCAATGTTTGTAATCTTAAAAGTTCTATTATTAATAATAAATGTTGCCACTCCTGTACCGTGAATAGTAATTGTAGGATAGCTTTCATATGTGCTCTTAACATTACATAAAGTTGTTTTAGTAGTTAATATAATTGGTATATCACCTTCTAAAAGATAAGCAAATGGTTTACAAGTAAATGTAAGTGTAAACTTATGCAACATATTTCTTACTATTTGTTCTAATGGTATTTTATTTCCAATATAGGCTTTGTAATATCTATCTGGTAAATTATCAAATATTACTTTTCCACTACCTCTAAGCCACATTAATACCTTATCAAACCTATTCCCTACAAAGTGGCATACACAATTCTTGTCTATTAAATCATAACCTGTAGATTTAAGTACTTGTGTTCCTCCAGGAATATTGGTTGAATCAATTCTTTCTTGAGGTCCACTTATAGAAGGTAAACTTTCAACTATTAAATTCATATCATCAGAACTAACATTATTAAATTTAAACATTTCTAAATTACCTCCTTAATGTGTTTTCCTGTAAAATTCTGCTTCTTGCATTAATTGTTTAACATCTGTATTTCTATTATTGTTAAAATTTTCAATATTAAGTATCAATTCCCTTTTAGGGCTTCCATTTGTAGAATTATTAGAATTTGAACTTGTTTCAAATGATGGAGTATAAGCATTTGAATTCAAATTAATTTGCATATCTGTTGTTAAACCTTTAATTGAATTAACAACTTTACTTTTTGTCTTTTCTATGCCTTTAGAAAGTCCCTCCATAAAGTCCGGCATCCAACTTTCGTAATCTGTTAATGGTCCAACATCTGGAACTGAGAAATGTAAATAAGATCTTATATCTTGTGCTATTCCTTTTACTGCATCTCCAACTGCACTTGCTGCATTTTTTATTCCATTAACTAATCCTTGTATAAAATCTTTTCCCCATGTAATTGCTTCTCCTGGAAGTGATTTTATAAAACTTATTCCACTACTAAATCCACTAGAGATAATACTTCCTAATCCACTAAGAGCATTGCTTATTGCACTACACATATTGTTAAATGCAGTACTAGCCATGGAAGGAAAATTACTAATTATACTACTAATAGTACTAGATACATTATTCCATATGCTACTTACTGTAGATAATATAATGTTCATTACTCCTGTTATAGTAGTTACAATACCATTCCATATATTGATTACTGTTGTAGCTATAGTTGTACATAAGCTAGATATTGTGGAACAGATACCATTCCATATTGAACTTGCTAAATTTTGTATTCCAGTCCATAAAGACGAAATAAAAGTGCTAAAATCTTGCCATACAATTTGCAATCCATTAATTAAACTAGCACAAAATTCGCTAATAAAACTACAAATTGTATTCCATACACCCTGTGCTATATTTGAAATTCCGTCCCATATATTACTTAATGCACTTGAAATATTATCCCATATTCCACTTAAATCAGTTCCTAATTGTGTAAAATCGCCAGTAACTAAATCGGATATAATAAGAATAGCACCCATGAATATATTTTTAATTACTTCCCAAACACCATTAATTACTTCGCCCCAGCCACTAAAAATTTGAGTTATCCCATCAATAGTCCCAGAAAAGTTAGCAGTAATATTTTGCCCCCATTCAGTAATAATTTCAATTATGAAATTAAATACTGTAGAAAAGATTTCTTTTATTCCATCCCATAAGTTACTAAAGAACTCTTTTATTCCATTAAATGCATTTTTTATTCCTTCAATTAAACTATTAATAAATCCATCTATCGTATTTCTAAAACCTTCACAATTATCATATATGAGTTTAAAAGCTCCAGCGAAAGGATTTACTAAGAGTAATGCTAATCCTTCCCAATTATTCTTTATAAAATCAACAACAGTATTAAAAGCACTTGGTAAAGTATCAGTAAAAAATGATACTATAGAATCTATTGCACTGCTACATGCACTGCAAATTGTATCCCATAGATTAATCCAAAATTCTCTAAAAGAATCGCTTGTATTCCAAAAATAAACAAAGGCAGCAACTAAACCAGCTATCGCAATAACTACCATTCCTACTGGAGACAAAATAAATCCTATTGATGTACTTAATAAGCCCATAGCATTTGAACCTAAACTACTTGCCTTGCTTGCTAATTGCATAGTTGTCGCAAATTCTTTTATTTTTATTGTTGCTCCCATTAATGCACTTATTCCTGTTGCCATTTTCCCTATAATAATTAATACCGGACCAAGTGCTGCTACTAAACTAGCTATTACTATAATAACCTTTTGAACAGTTGGACTTAAATTAGATAACCATGTAACAAGTCCATTAATTTTATTAGTAAATGCTTCAATCCAAGGGAGTATAATATCACCAATTTGAATGCCTAATCCTTCTAATGCACTTTGTAAAAGAGTTGCTTTACCTTTTAAATTATCAAGCATTGTTTTTGCTTGCTCTGAGGCAGCACCGCCGGCATTACCTATTTGGTCGTATAAATTCGACCAACTATCTGTACCATCATTTACACTTGCTGCTAAATTAGTACATGCAACTGCTGCTTGATCTGCATCCATTTCAAACATACTCATCATACTATTAACATTATCTTGTAAAGGTAATGTTTCATCATAAGCATTTTTCATATCATTCAATGTTCTTCCATGCTCTTCAACATTGTAATTAACTGATGCTAACGCATCTTTTAAATCTAATGTACTTCCTGTAACACCCGATAATAAACCCTGAACTGCTGCTATATCTGTCTTATTAAAAATTTTAGAAATTACTTGTGCTTTTTCTCCAGAACCTGCTTCTGATAATCCTGCGTTTATATCTTTTAAAATGTCTGGTAATGCCCGCATATTCCCATCAGCATCTAAACATTCAACTCCAAGTTGTTTTAACACACCGGCTGCTGTATCTGTTGGAGCACTTAAACTTAAAATAACATTTCTTAAATGTGTTCCACCTTCGGCTCCTTTAATTCCTACATTGGCTAGTTGCCCTAATGCGGTATTCATTTCAGTAACTCCGCCTTTTAAAGTATTAGCAGTACCTCCAACAGTTAATATTGCCTCACCCAGTTGACTTACACTTGTATTCGATTTTTGAGAAGTTTTTGCCATTTGATCAACTAAAACTGTTGTTTGGTCTGTAGTAAGATTTAATGCACTTGCTGCATCAGTAACCATATCACATGCAGTTCCAAGCTCCATGCCACCAGCTGCTGCTAAATTTAAAACATTCGGTAAAGTAGAAATAGATTTGTCAACATCATAACCGGCTAAAGCTAGATAATTTAAAGCTTCACTTGCTTCTGTTGCACTGAATTGAGTTGTCGCTCCCATGTCCTTTGCTGCATCTTTTAATCTTTCAAAATCTTGTGCTTCTTGTGAACTGCTATCATGCAATTGGTCTGTAGTATATCCCATAGTTGCAGCCACTTGTGACATACCGCTCTGAAAATCACTTGCAAACTTAACAGCTCCTGCTCCTATTGCTGCAATTCCAACTGTTAATGGTAATAAACTTTTACCTGTTTGAGTTGCTTTTTCTCCGAAACTTGCCAAATGTTCTTTTGCTGCAATAAAACTAGGACTTACATTTGTTCCAAAATTTTTAGATTCTATTTCTAAGCCTTTAAGCTTTTGCTCTGTATTTTCTATTTCTCTTTCAAAAGCTCTGTATTGTTCTACGCCTATTTCACCTTTTTCAAATTGAGCTTGTACTTGTGCCTGTGTAGATTTTAATGTTTCTAACTTTTCTTTTGTCTTTTCAACTGATTCTCTTAAAATATCCTGTTTTTGCTTTATTAATGTAACATTAGTGGGATCAAGTTTTAATGCTACATTTACCTTTTTTAATTCACCTTGTAAACTTCTACTAGAAGTATTGACCCCTTTTAAGGCTTTATCTAGCTTAGTAGTATCTCCTCCAATTTCAACTGTAATACCTTTAATATTACTCGCCATGAATTTCCTCCTTTCGTAAAAATATAAAATAAAAGACTAGGTAAAATTCCTAGCCTTTCTTAAATCTATTTCTTAAGCTTTCTCTATCTGGTTGTGTTTGTTCCATAATCCAACATTTTTCAAGGTATTCTTGACCTTTTTCTGTTTGGTTATATTTATAAATAATTGAATCTCTTAAATACGCCCAAAATTCTATTATATTAAGCTCATCTATTTGAATAAAATTTAATCCTGTATATTCACTTATTAATTTTTCTTCTATTGTATTAATTTCATAGTGCCCTTTGTTTTCATCTTCAGGATAGTAGGGCACTTTTAGTTTGGGAGATTTTTAGTTTGGGATAACCATTCAAAATATGAAGTTAATAGATTAGACATTTCATCAAAATCCATATCGTCTATATACTCTAGTGGTATTTTTTTATTTTCCTTATTTTTATTTAAAATTAAATTAATACATTTTGTTAATTCTTCCATAGTGTTTTCTTTAGACTTACTAAGTCCAGTAAGGCGTTTTAATAATTTTACTTTAGGAGGTTCTACTTTAACATCTATGTTGTTCTCAACCTCTCCAACTTCATTCGTAATACTTAATTTAACTTCAAAATATCTTGAGTTTACACTTTTTACATCAAACATTTTTAAATCTCTCCCTTCTGTTTTTCTGTAACTACTGGAATGTCTTCCTTGTAGTTAATTAAAGTTCCTTCACTATCATGTGGTTGTGCTTTAAATTCTGCATCAATTACGGTTTCTTTATCTTTTGCAAAACTAAAACTAAATCCAGCTTCATTCTTACCAACAACACTAACTCGTATATCTCCGTCTGCTTTATCTTCATGTAGAAATCTTATTAAATAGTCTTTTCCATCCTGATTGCCTGCTCCACCAATTTTTACAATTCTTGTACCTTTAACTTTATCTTCTGTAACTCTTTCAGTACTGCAAAGTTTTGTTAATGTCTTACCGCACCATGTCATAATACCACTTTTAAGAGTTGCTTCTTCTTCTGTCATAACAGTTTTGCTTTTTAGACCTAAATCATCTTTTGCTGTATAAAAAGTAGGCTTATATTCAAGCGTAGCACCTCCTTGAATTAACCCTACTTGGTTTATTTCTGCTTCCACAACTGTATCTTCTGGTATTCCTGTCGCTGAATCATATTCCAAAACGAATAATTTACCTGATCCTAAAACAATCTTTTCTTTTCCATCTACTGACATATTTATTCCTCCATTTTTTCATATAAATTAAAGTCGTATGAGGTTTGAAACATCTTTTCAGAATCTAACCACACACGACTTTTTGAATAATTTATTGATTTTTCTTTTAATAGATCTTCAATTAATTTTTCTTTTTCTCTGTTTATTATGTCTGAATATAATTCAATTGTTATATCTCTATCACAAATACAAAGTTGATTATCAGCTCCTGAAGAATTTTCATCCATTATAAAAATAATATATGGGAGTTTTGGCGGTTTCTTAAAACAAGTTTCAGCAACATTTAATTTAGTAGTTTCTAACCATTCTTTTATCTTAGTCACCCTGTACAGCCTCCTTTGTTAATTGTTCCATTCTTTTTTTGGCTAAATCTTCCCCATATTTAATATGTGGATATGCCTTCGTTCTTCCACCACCAGCAAGAGCATGACCTTTTTCAAGCAGATGAGTAAGTCTATAATATGGTAATTTAACATGCCACGTTTTTCTCTTTGTGAATGGACCTTCATATGAATTATTAATTCTAAAGGCTTTAACATATTTTCCCGTTGGTTGCTTAAATGTAATATGCTTTTTTATCTCTTCATCTACTTCTTTGGATACTTTATCAACATTACTTTTAGTTTTTTTAGTAACACTAGCTGAATACAGACTTAATTCTTTATTAATTGCATCAGCAAGGCTATCAATTTGTACTATTGACATTATTCCTGTACCTCTAATTGCCTTAATGTTAAATCTAAGCTTGGAGGATTACATTCATATTTATCCTGTACAAGTTCAATTGAAAACTTACCTCTACCTTTAATAGTAAGCAAATCATGATTATTTATATTACTTATAAGTGGAATTCTTATAACCATATCTGTCTGTACTTGTACAGCTTTAGCAGCATAGTGACGATTAAGCCCCAAAACTCTTTTATCAAAATTTAACCCTGTATATTTAGATGTTTTTTGACCTTCTTCATCTTCAGAATAAATATCACAAATACCATCTTTATAAGCTTGAAATTCAACTTTTCTGTTTTGTATCTTCACTATCTGAATCCCCCTGTGCATTTGCTTGATATTCTAAATGTAAAGATAGCAATTCACCTTGAAAATTAATTTCAAAAACTTCTAATGCTTGCGAATTAGCATATCTAACATAATCAAGTAATAATGATTTTGGTGAATCTTCAACTGTATAATCTAAAGAAGACACACCTGCTATTTTATTCAGATGTGCCATTCCTCTTTTAATCATACCAGTAAGGTTTTTATCTGTTTTTTCATCATACCAGCTTATATGAAGATAATCTTTTACATCTTGTAATAATACCTTTAATTCATCTTCTGACATTTAAATCACCTCAATTAAGCCTGTTCTTTAGTTTTAACAGTTCCCTTTACTGTTACATTGTAAGTTAAATCTTCTAAACCACTAATATTTAATAATATAAATGCATTATCATCTAAAGCTTGACCATTACCAATAAGCTTTATGATGTAGTATCTTTCATCTTCTAAGAACTTATATTCATCTGAATACTCAATTTTACCTTCTTTATTTCCTGTTCCTATTCCCATTGCATACTTTTTAGCAAGTCCAAGTATTGCTTCACCTTCTGCAACTTGTGTTGATTGTACAATAGTAGTTGGATAAGGTAATACATTATTTTTATAAGTACCATCTTGTAATTGAATAGTAGTTGCTGGCATAACCTTTTTGTAATAGTCAAAAGGATTAACTATTAATACAAGATCTGAAATTGTTCTCGCTTTCTTTTCATCTACAGGATCCTTAGCCAATGTTGCTAATAAAATTCCAAATGTCTTAGGAGATAAATCTTTAATTGCAACAGCAGTTTTCTTAGGATATACGCCACCAGATACACTTACTCCTTCATGAATATCTCTATTCATACCTATAGGCATTTCTTTTCCTGTTCCATTTATAATTCCTTCTTCAAGTCCATATGCAACTGCTTCTGAAAGTACGGCTCTTACATATGCATCTACCCATTGTGGACCAACTAAAAGCATATCCTTTGCCACTGGCATAAATGCTGTTAATTTATTTAAGCTTAAGTCAAGCTTTCCAATAGCTCCTTCTAGTTCTTTAGTAATTGTTGAACCAATAGTTCCCCATTTTGCTAATTGAATTCCTTTTTTATTCATAAGCATCTTAGTTAATGCAGTCATGTTTTGAAAATCAATCATTTCTAATAATGGGTGTTCTGCTCTCATATCAACCATTACATTATCAATTACTGTTTCAGGTAATGCTATATCAAGATTAGTTATTGCTTGTCTAGGATTTGAGCTTTTAGCTGCATCAATCCAACCTTGATAGAACTTAGTTTCCTTTTGAGTTAATTGGTGTATACCTCTCTTTTGAAGTATTTCTTTGTCTTGCGTTTCTTGATATACTTTGAAATCGTCAAGTACTTCTTGTTGTACTCCTGTAGCAAATTCAACAAAGGCATTAATCATATCCTCTTGATTTTCTGATTGCATAGCTGCACCAAATTTTTCAGTTAATTGTTGTTTTAATACGTCTTTTGATAACATTATTTATCATCCTCTCTTTTCATAAACATATTCTTTAATAAATTAAAATTATTTTTCTTTTGTTCTAGTTGATTATCAACTATAAGCTCCTTCTTCTTTTGATTAAAGTCAGGTTCTTTAATCATCTTTTGAAGCAATTGATTATATTTAACCTTTTGTTCAAAAGTATTATTTAGCTTTTGCATCATATTTTTAGCTGCTTCTAAATCAACACTTTCTTCAATCACTTCATCACACAATCCATATTTAAGACAATCTTCAGCAGTTAGCCATGTTTCATTTTCTAATAATTCAATTAATATTTCTTCTGTTAACTTTCCATTAGATTTTTGAAGATAAGCTTGTCTATTCCCTTCCATAATCTTATCTAAATCATCAGCTGATTTTCTTAACTCATTAGCATTCCCACATGCTGGCATCCACATATTATGTATCATCTGCATTGTATTACTATACATTTTCACATAATTACATCCTGTAAGAATGAAAGATGCTGCACTTGCTGCAAAACCATCAACAATCCCTGTTATATTAGCACTATGCCTCATCAATTGATTTCTTATAGCCATAGCTTCATATACTGAACCACCATAACTATTAACAAAAACATTAATTTGATTTACTCCTGAATATTTAGAAAGTTCATTTTTAAAATGATTTGCACTAGTCTCACTTTCAATAGTTTCATCCCACCACCAATCATATCCATCACTTTCAACATCACCATATATATAAAGGTCAACTGATTCTGTATTACTTGCAAGTTGTTTAAATTCCCATGTTTTTTTCAATTTAATCACCTCCTTTAGAATTAATTTCATTTATTCCTTGATAGTTTTTTGTAATCCAATGTTTCTCACTCCATTCAGTATTTAAAACAGTATCTTTTAATTTCTTCTTTAAATCATCAATGCTATACATACCACAAGCAATGAGCTTATCAATTTTTTCAGCAATACTAAATATATCTATATGCTTGATATTAGTAATATCAACATATAGATAGCTGCCTTTAAAAAAATTAGATTTCCCATACCTTTTTCGATTAATTTCAGTTTGAATAAGGTCAACTATAGGATCTATACAAAAAGTTAAGAAATTATCTGTTAACTTTTCAACATCTGCAATATCACCTTTAAGCAATGCTGGTGGTATCTTAAATGTTTGTGCTATTCTTATAAATGCATCATCTATTAACTTAGTAATATCACTTAATTCATTGCTACTTTTTTTACTTCCCTCACCCATTATTTCTGTATACTTAACACCTTTTGGTAAATCAACAACAGCATTTTCAGCTTCAAAAAAATTTTTAAACTTTTCACTAAATAGTTTTTCTAATTGTTCATTTTTCTCTTTATCACCTTTTGCTATAGAATCAATGTCAACTATTCCTTTTCTTCCACCTGCACGCTTATACTTTCCTTTAGCCATACTTAAAAGTTCATTGTATGCTGACATTAAGTTATTGAGATATAACCTTATATCCTCATTATTATGTCTAAAATAAAGTACTTTGCTCATATAGAATCGTTTATTAAAAGAAAATCCCTTTTTACTTACTTGGTCAAAGTAATCTTCCTTTACTGCAAATTCTTCCCTGTTAAAGTCATCAGCTATTATTAACTCATCATTTACTTGTATAACTAGTACTTCATTATTAATTAATAACTTACTTATTAACTCCTGTAAAAATTCTGTACTGTTTTGATTTTTATTAGGTTCAATATTCCAAAGGTAATATTCATCTCCAATAATTTCTTTTTTATTTAAGAAAGTTTTAAATTCACATTTGGCAATACAACTTGATATAAGATTAATAGCAACCTGTGTAGCAAAACTATCAATAGCAATATTAGTACACATAGTATCAAGCCTTTCATTAAGATAAATAACATCTTTTGAACCAAATAGATCACGCAAAAATGTTGTTATTTTCAATTTTTCACCCCCTTTCAATCCAAAATAAAAAAAGCCCTTAATTAAGGCTTAATATGTGTAAACTCCAAAATCTTCATAATCATAATTTTCAGCACTATCTGGTAAGTCATCAATGTCACAACACATTGCTGTAACAAATGCCATAAATCCATCTGTCTTACGAGATTTAGGTTCAATCTTTGCAAATGTATAGTTTTCATATTTTTCAGCATGAAGGCATGTATTATTTGTATACCATCTCATAAGTGGATTATCTCCAAATATAATATTTTGATTAGTAAATGCACTATCAATTACTGGATATATTCTCATTTGGTCACTAGGCCTTGTAAGCTTAATATTATTAGCACCCTTTTTATCTGTATCAAATCCAATATTTCTAAGTGACTTTGATAATAATGTATGTCTAAAATTATCCATACCTAAAATAGTTAAATTATATTTTTTAGCTTGATTAGCAAGCCATTGTGCTGGTATATCTGGATGAATTTCTACCTCATCTACAAATGTTAATAGACCTTGTTTTTCCCATTCTTCCAAAGGAGCTTTTATTCTTTTTAAATCCTTACTATTTCTACAAACCCATGTATGACTTATCCAAACATACTTTTCTTTATATTTAAAAAGTAATCCTGCACATACAAAATCTGTAGTTTTAGCATAATCAATTCCAATTCTACAAGTTGCACCTTTAAGATCTGGTATCTCTTGATTCGTAGCTAATATATTTTCCCATGAAGTAACTTCTCTATCTTTATTACCTTCTGGCATATTCATTCTTTTAGTCATAAATTCAGTATAAAGTTGTACATTAGTCTGCATATCAATATATTCCTGATCCATTACTACCTGAAGATTCTTCAAATATCTAAATGATGGATTAGCCTTTTCCCACATATCACGATTATCTACTTCTTTTTTATCTTCCAAGTGATATAAAAGTGGCATCATCCTGCTTGATTTATTTTCACCATTTAAAATAGATTTAGATATTTCTAAATAATCATCAAGAACTCCACCTCTTACATATCCATCTGTTGAAATCATAAATGTTCTACAGTGCTTTTTCTTACCTAGTGCAGATTTAAAAACCTTTATATTATCATAGTTTTCATATTCATGAATTTCATCAAAGATTATGCAAGCTGGTCTAAGTCCATCCTTAGTTCGTGCATTGGATGTATTATATTTTAAATATGATCTTGTCTTTTTATAGACTATTTTCACCTTAGTATTGTAAAAAGCTTTGCTCAACTTTTTATTATCTTCAATAACATTATATACATCATCAAAAGATGTTTTGGCCTGATCCTCACTATTTGCAACAATGTCAATGTTATATTCCTTTATTCCATGAAATTTAGTAGTAAAATACCATGATATTGATGAGATAAAACCATTTTTACCTCCACCTCTACCCATATAAATAATAAAAGTATCAAAAACCAAAGTATCATCATCATAATAGCAATGTGCAAGTCCAATAATAAACTTTTCCCATGGCAATAATTTAAAAGGGAAATATTCTTCTATTTTTAAAATAGCCTGTTCTATTTTCTCGTGGTCTATTATTACTCTTTCATCAGATAACTTTTCTCTAACAAGTTTAATTGATTTCTTTATATCTTCATTAGTGACAACTTTATTACTTTCAACTAAATCAATATATTCATCAATGTATTGATTAAATATCATCATAATCATCTTCTTGTATCTTTGGAGGAACTAATCTTAAAGTATCTAAAATTTTTAACATCTGAGCATTAGTTCTATTAACTTCTGCTATGCTATCATTTTTCTTTACACTAAATTGTTTTCCATTATTCCATTCAATTGACACACCACGTTCTTTTATATCCTGAAATAATTTATTTTTAGTATTCCATAATTCCATATAGTCACTAATTAAATCTTCATAGTGTTTTCCATATGTTCCATTAGTCTCTAACTGCTTAAGTAAATCTGATTTAATTTCATCATATAAATTATTTCCCAAAGATTGCACACTTTTTTTAATGCACCCTGTTTTTTGGGTGCAGGTGCGGGTCCATTTATATCTTCTTTTCCAACTCTTAACTGTATTTTCAGATACACCATATTTCAAAGAAATTTTTTTATAAGTCATTCCAGAAATATAATCCTTATAAGCTTTATCGCTATCTGCTAAATTTTCTTTTTCATTCAAAATCACCACCTCTTTTCTTTTTATCTGCACCCTATATTTTGTGTGCAGGTGCACTCCCTCATATAAAATTTCAATTTATCTCTTTTGTCGTGTATCTCTATCTGTTCTCTTCGGCCTGAAAAAAATCCCAATTTTTTAACCCGGGGGTATCTACAATTACCACTGTTCCTCATTTAACAGCACTTTTGATTTAAACTTAAACTTGGCTTTTTCAGGATGTAATTCATTATGACACTCTTTGCATACACACATTAGATTGCTTCTAGTTAATGCTAACTCTGGATGCTTGTTAACATGTTTAACATGATGTACTGTTGTTGCTGCACTATATTTGCCTTTGGCTTTACACATCTGACATTCTGAATTCTGTTCCTTCAACATTTCTTTTCTTAGATGTTTCCATGGTGTACTTACATAAAATCCATGAATGTTTTTATCTCTTAGAAGCTTTTGAATCCACTCAACCAATTCTACTGTATCCATTGTTTCTCAAGCTCCAATGATTTCTTTTTAGCTACACTAAGAATAGCATCACGATTCTTTAATAGGTTAGTCACTGAATCAGATAGCTTTCTTATTTCTGATTCAATCCCCTTACAGCTCTTAATTATATTTCTAACATCTGCATCAGTAATTGATATTACATACTTATGCTTGCATTTAGGACAGATAAAGTATGTTTCTTCTATCTGCTTGTCTTTATTAATCCAATGCTTTTTAACATTCTTCTCTGATAAATTAAATTCTTTTTGGCATTTATCACATATTACTTTTTGATAATCTTTCATTAATACTTGACTCCTTCATAGCTTTGCTAAAATCTTCAGTTAAAAATTTATTTTCAACCTCATTTATTAAACTTAATTCATATTGTGTTAACTTTTTAAAATCCTCCTTAACACTTTTATTTTTAATACTTTAAGCATATCTTAACTTAGCATTAGTTAACGTATGCTCATTGTGTTTACTTTTAAGGCAAATAAAAAAAGATTTATATTTCAAAATCCCTTCTTGCTTGATTCATTTTATCCTGTGTTATTCCAATGTACTTTAACGTTATTGATTCCTTAGAATGATTGTACATCTGCATTAATGTTGCAATATCTCCTGTCTTTTTATAATAATGAAATCCAAATGTTTTTCTTAATGTATGAGTTCCTAGATTTTCTACTCCAAACTTATCTCCTATATCTTTCATTATCTTCCAAGCCATTGTTCTTGATATTGGCTTATTAAGATTACTTTTTCTAAACAAATAATCTTCTTGAGACATATCTAAACAATATTCTTTATATACATTTCTTAAAGTTTGATTTATCTCTATTAGATTTCTTTTACCAGTTTTCTTCTCTCGTATATCAATATACTTTTTATTTTTAACATCTTTAATTTTTAATCTTAATATATCTGATATTCTTAATCCTGTATAAGTTCCTGTCATTACTAAAGCATAATTTCTAGGATTCTCTTTTTTTAAAGTTGCTTGAATATCATGAAATATGTCTGCATCTCTAATAGGTTCAACAAAATTCATTCTTGTCTCACCTGCCTTATAGCTCCATGCACTTTTTTATAAGCTGCATGATCCATACATTTTCTAAAATCATCTGTTGCCTTTTCCAAAATAACTTTCTTAGATCCACAATGAGAACAGGATATATAATGACTGCTCTTCAATGTAGATGAAACCTCGTCTGATAATAAGATATTTTCCTTATGGCACTTTTTACATTTATAGATAGTGTATATCCCTTTAATAGTTCCCACCTGCCTCAAAATAAAAAGCACATACAATTAAATGCATGTGCTCTTAAAATCTAAATCTATATATAATTTTTGACCATACATAAACTTTAACATCACTTCCTAAATTTGTACATAAACTTTTCTTTGTTTTTTCTCTAATTTGTCCTTTATTTGTCCTTTATTTGTCCTAAATTTTTCTCTATTTTTTCTTAACAATATCCTATATCTATAGCAAACTTATAAATTGATTTTCTTTTTGGCTTAATTTCTATTTTAACTATATAATTACCACCTATATCCACCAAATCTTACATTATAAGATTTTTTTCTTCTTACTATTTTTTCTTTTTGATAAGCATAAAATTCTCTTTCTGCTCTTTCTCTTTTAATTACTATATCTTGTATTGTTAATTCTGCAAGTTCTTTAGGTGTCATAATCTATTCCTCCTGTATTTTCTATTTTAATAAAATCTTTATCATGCTCCTTCATATTGTTTATTTAATTATTATGTCCATTTTTAGGATGTGTTTAAAAAAAAATAATATTCTTTCATTTATAACTTCATTAAAATTCTCACATCGATCATAAATTAATTACTACAGCAAATAAGTAAATTAAACTAAAAATACCGTATATTCATTATGAATAATACGGTATTCTCATTGAGATCTTTTTATTTTTTATCTTTATTACTTTTTAACCACATAATAGCACAATATGTATGCATAGCTGCACCTGTAACTAATATATCTTCATTAAACACTACATTTTCATTATGCATTGGTTCACCATATAAAGAATTTTCTTGCTTTGTTCCAGCACCCAGCATAAGATAAATACTTGGAATTTCATATGAGTAAGAGGCAAAATCCTCTGATCCCATTCCTCCTCCTTCAAACAAAGTAACTGCTTTTTCACCTATTAAATCTTTTACGTAAGAAGTAACTTCTTTAACCAAATCAGTATTATTAACTAGTGGTGGTACCAATGATAATTCTATTAACTCTGCTTCTCCTCTAAACATATTAGCAGTAGACACTACTATATCATTCATCCTATTAAATATGAATTCTCCAACTTCTTTATTTAAGCTTCTTATAGTTCCTTCCATAATAACCTCACCAGGTATTATGTTTGGTGCTTCTCCTCCCACAATCTTGCCTATTGTTACAACAGCAGATTCAGTAGCTGATATTTCTCTAACAATTATTTCCTGTAAAGATATATATATATGTGCTGCTATGTTTATTGGATCCACTCCAAGTTCTGGCATAGCTCCATGGCATCCAGTTCCTTTTACAACTATTCTAAATCTACTACAGCCTGCTATACTAGTTCCTAAACCACATAATACAACATTTGAAGGTGTTCCAGAATGCACATGCATTGCCATAGCTGCATCAACTTTAGGATTTTCAAGTACACCTGCTGCTAACATTTTTTTAGCTCCAGTAAACCCTTCTTCATCTGGTTGAAATACTAATTTAATAGTTCCTTCTATTTCATCCTGATTTTCCTTAAGTAGTTTTGCTGCCCCTAAAAGCATTGCTGTATGCATATCATGTCCACATGAATGCATACAACCATTAGTTGATTTAAAATCACATTTAGTAGCTTCTGTCATTGGTAATCCATCCATGTCAGCTCTCAGCAAAAATGTTTTTCCTGGTTTATTTCCTTCAATTGTAGCAACTATACCACTTTCACATATCTCCTTTGGATCATACCCAAACTCTTTTAACTTTTCTATTACATAAGCTTTTGTTTTGGGTAATTTAGAACCAACTTCAGGATTACTATGAATAGTTCTCCTATAAGTTATTAAATCATCTCTTATTAATTTAGCTTGATTCATAATTTTATTCATAAGTGCACCTCATTTTCCTTTTAGACTCATGTTTATTTTTCGCTTAATCTTATAGATTAATTCATTACTAGATAATACATTCACTTTAATTAAACTCTTCTTATTAAGATTTTGCAATGAAAAGCTAATATTAAGATTAGACTAAAAATATAATTAAATACATACTTTGTCTTAAATTTTTCTCTATTTTTTCTTAACAATATCCAATTCCCATAGCAAACTTATATATTGCCTTTTCTTTTAATTTATAATATTTATTCTTATCTATTTGTAATTCTTCTCTTATTTCAGTTACTGTTAAATCATCTCTAAAATAACTACTTTCAATAATTCTTTTACTATCTTTATCTAATTTATCATAAACAAATTCCACAGCATTTACTAAAGCTGTTTTATATTCAATATCAACTATACTTTTACCAACTGGATCAGATGGATTTAAACCTTTATTAATTACTATATCAGGTCTTATAGCTGAGCCTAATCCTGGTGTTTCAATAGATATTAAATAATATGGATAATTTTTTAAATCATTTTCTACTTCTTTTTTAATTTTTTTGTATATCTCTTTATTAATTTTCATTTTTCTCACCTATCCCTTATTTTACTTTCATGTTATAATTTAGATAGGTTAATTAGAGAACTAATGTTTTGTTGAAATTCTCTAATTATGTGCAAGGTGTTCGTGATGAACACCTTTTATATTTTTATACTTTTGTAGTATTGTGAACTAACTTTCTAAATGTATTTCTCGAAACAATTCCGTTTCAAATACCCAATCACCAATATCCTCTGTAGTAAAATCAATATCTCCTGTAGAATAATCAAAAGTTCCATCATTATTTAAATGTATGTCATTTACTGTACTTTCAAAATATCTATAATCATCATCATACCAATAAACAATATCTCCAAGTTGAAAAATTTGTTTTCTAAACTGTTCAATATGACTATCTAAATTTTTAAGAGTCTCTTGTATATCTTTTGTTGTTTTAACTGGTTCAATAGTATCACCTTTCATTGAACTTTTAACCATATTTAAACACATTTTGATAATCTCTATATCTTTGTTTGAAATCATTATTTCTTCCTCCTATCTACATTTTCTGTAGTATTGTAAAATAAAAAATATCACACTATTCATTTATTATTTTGAATAATGTGATATTTTAATCTATTATTTATTTTTACTTATTCTCAATTCACTAAGACTACATTATTAGCTATTCAATTGGTTAAGTTTTTTATCGTGGTATGTACTCAATAAGCTCAAAGAAGTAATAGATCCTATTAATGCCATTAGCATATCCCATTGCGTATCCCAGATATCTCCCTGTGTTCCTAAAAAAGCTTCAGCACTCTTACCTGTAATTTTTGCAACTCCAAATTCAATCAACTCATAAGAAGCGCTAATAGTAAGGCCTATGCAAATGACTATAAAAAATAAATACTTCTTTTTGTTTATAACTTCATTTCTTATTAGTACTTCTCTTACAATGATTGCAGGAATAAATCCTTGTGCAAAGTGACCTAATCTATCATAATAATTTCTACTTAACCCCAAAATATCTCTTACCCAATTAAAAATAGGCATTTCAGCATAAGTATAATGCCCTCCGACAATTAAAATTATTGCTTCAATCATAATCAATACATATACAAAATTTGAAAACTTATATTTAGGATATATGTATATTAGTACCATGACTCCTATTAGTACAGGTAAAACCTCTAAAAACCATGTAAATAAATCTTTTGGATTAATAACTGACCATATTAATATGCTGAGTAATATAGCTAATAATATTAAGTGAAATTTTCCATTGCTTTTCATATTTCTCCTCCACTATTCATACTAACCTATAAAAATAAGCATTATTATATCATACTTTAAAATATCACACTATTCAATTTTCAAAGATCACTTTTTTAATTCCTACATACCTTCTGACTATTGTCTATTAATCTAATATAAAATTACTAATAAAAAACATAAACAAAATGAAACTATAATTTTTATTTGTTCTTTAGTTTCTAACTTATTACTTATAGTAAAAATATTAAAAACTAATATAGACATAACTATATAAAATAATATATTTATTAAAATTCTAAATTCCTTATATATCGTAAAGTAATCTCCATGTAACATCCTAAGTACCTCTTTTTTAATATATTGGGGGATTGCTCCCCCTTTTATGAAAATTGCAGTAACTACCTTTTGAAATCCCATTTCCATTAGTCTGCAAATTTTAGCTTAATTAATAATTTCTCTAATATTTCTAAGAACTCTGTCAGTATCTGGTTGACTTAGATCTTGTATATATTCATCAAATATTTCTTCTAATGTTTTTTCAGGTTTCTTAAAATATTGAACCACTATATGATCCACTATTTTTTCTTTATCATTCATTTTTTATCAACACTCCTAACTTCTCTTTCAGCTTCTTGAAGCAATCTTGAATAATTATCTATGTTTATGTTTCCTACTTTATAGCCTGTTGCCATTTCTACACACATTACATAATTCATTAGCTTTTTACTTTCTAATAACATCTAAAGTGCCGAACCTTTGATATTGTCCAAGCCATGCTAATTTTGTAGTTCTTGTTATTCCATTCCTATTCTTAGCTGTAATAACTTCTGCAATATTCCTATCTTCACTTTCTTTGTTGTAATATTCATCCCTATACAAAAAATGAATAATATCAGCATCTTGTTCTATTGAACCAGATTCTCTTAAATCAGATAACATAGGTCTATGATCTACTCTTTGTTCTGGTGCTCTAGATAATTGCGATAATGCAATAACTGTTATTCCTAATTCCTTAGCTAATGCTTTTAATTCTCTAGATATATGTGACACTTCTTGCTCTCTTGAATTAGTCTTTATATTTACTCTTATAAGTTGCAAATAATCTATAATAACAACATTCAATCCTTGTTGTAATTTAAGTTTTCTACACTTCGCTTTTATGTCAGATAATAAACTTGCTTCATCATCAATAAATAATTTTCTAGTACCTAAATTATTAGCTCCATTTGATATATCTAAAAACTCTTTTTCATTCAATGTTCCATCTGTTATCTTAGTAAATTGAATCATGCATTTAGCGGCTAACAATCTATCCATAAGTTGATCTCTTGACATTTCTAAAGAAAATATTGCTACACTTCCATGCTTTGAAGCAGCCTGTCCTATATTCAATGCAAATGCTGTTTTACCCATTGAAGGTCTTGCAGCAACTATTATAAAATCTTTTTCTTTAAGTCCTGATGATAATTCATCTAACTCTTTAAATCCTGTCGATATTCCTTTTAACTTTCCACCAGTTTTATATCTTTCTTCTAAAAGTTCAAGTGACTTTTCAACTGCCTCTGAAATTGGAATTATCTCATTACTTTCTTTGCTTGCTTCAACATTGTATAATTCTTTTTCAGTTTCTTCTAAAACTAAATTTATATCTTCATCAAAGCTCTTTGATATTAGGGTTTGACCTGCTTTTATAAGCTTTCTTCTATTTGATTTTCCCCTGATTATTTTTGCATATGAAACTATGTTTGAATAATTAATACCTGATAACGATAATTCTGTTATATAAGATGCCCCACCGCATACCATAAGCATATTCTTTGACTTTAATTCTTCTATAAGAGTAATTACATCAACTGTTACACCTTTATTTATTAGATTTTTAATAGCTCCATAAATTTTCTTATGTTTATCAATATAAAAATCTAACTCATGTACAATTGCATCTACTTCTAAAAATTTATCTATACTTGATATAATGCATCCTAGTAATGTTTGCTCAGCTTCTATGTTCTGAGGTAAAATTCTATTTATTTCTTCCATGTTACAAATCTCCTAACTTTGATTTATCTATTTCAATTTCACATACAGACTTTTGTGATTTAGTTGTTATAGGTATTACGTTGCTCTTAACAGTGTTATCATTTAATGGGAATATACCTTTCCAGCTGTTCATTATGCTATTATCTAAAATACTTATTTTATCAATCTCTGTACTTGCTAATTTATCTAATCTATTTAATATTCTCTTAAGACCTGTTGTTGTTATGGTTGCTTTAATTGCTTTTCTCATTTTTATAAATTCATATAAAGTTTCTTTTATTTTTTCATTGTCTGTATATTCTTGTATCAATTCATCAAACTCTGTTTCTCTTTTTTCTTTTTTATTTATTAATCTGTTACTTATAGTACCCACTTTTGGACAAGGTTCATTTTGGACATGTCCATTTTGACTGGATTCAAGAGAATGGCTTGTTTCCTCACTTTCTTGAACGTAGTCATTTTGAACAGGTTCATTTTGAATGTGTTCATTTTGACTAGGTTCATTTTGCGTCGGATTAGTTATTAATGTGTAAATATTATTTGAATATTTACTTCCTATTCTCTTTTTTTCTATAGCAATTAAATTATTATCTACTAACTCTTTTCTGCATTTATATATCTTCTTTTCAGACATTCCTAATTCATTACATATTAACTCTAATGATGGAAAAGCATTACTCCCTGCTCCTGTAAAGCTGCATATATAAGCATATAGAACTTTTGCACCACAAGATAATACACTACTTCTCATAATTGACTTTGGTATTATTCCATACCCTTCTTTGTAAATACCAGTACAAAACAATTGATCATTCATCACTTCATCCCCATTCTGTAAATTAACTTAATATTTATATAATTGGTATTATTATTAAAATAACTCTAAATTTTTACATAAAGAAATAGTAAAAAAATTATTGATTATAAGAAATTAAATATTACCATCAATTTCTACTAATCCTCTTTTAGTTAAAAATTTCATTTCATGATTATAATTTTCAAAGTATAAATATACTCCTTCATTAAGCTCATAAGCTGACATTTTAAATAGTATTTCATTGATATCAGGTATTTTATTTGTTTCTATAATATTTCTAGTATATAAATTTAAAACTGATCCCTTTGAAACTGCTTGTATCTCTTTTTCTAAAATAGTAATCTGTTCTACTTTATAAAAAAATGCTTTAATTTTATCATCTGAAATCACTATTGTAGGATGTGGATCATATTCTGTAATTTTAGCAATTTGCTCTCTGATAGTTCCTATATATTTTTCTTTATGCTCTATATTATTCTCTTTTTCATCAGCGATTTTTGCACTTGTGTGCATAACAATATCTTGCTTAGACTTAGATTTAGAATACATTTCATCTAAGAGTTCTTGATCTTCTTTTCTCTCTATGGGTTGCTTTATACCTTGCACCAATATATCAACTTCTAACTTATGTTCCTTAGTATTTAAATCTTTAATTTCGTCATGTATTGCCTTCTGTTCTTCTTTTGTTAGGCTACTTAATGTATGAGCTTGTGTTAGTGTTATATCCTCTTTATCTAACTTTTCTTTGAGTTCTGGTATTAAATCTTTATCAACCTTTTTATAACGCCCTACTTGAACTCCTGACAACCCTAAATCTTTACCTATAAGATCTCTTGTCTTGCCTTCTAACTTTTCACCATTTTTTCTTTTTTGCTTATATATGTTTTCAAGTCTTTTAATACCTTCCATTTTTTCGGTTGGTGTAAGCTCTCTTTGTTCTAAATTCGCATGTATAAGCATAAGCTCTGCATCTAAATCATTAATCTCTCTAATTTGACATGGCACTTTTTCATATCCAAGCTTTTTTAAAGCAGTATATCTTCTTTCACCAGATATAATTTCATAAGTTCCATTACCTATATCTCTAACAACTAAATTATGCATAAGTCCATTTTCTTTAATCGATGCTGCAAGCTCTTCAATCTCTCTAATTCCATAAAAGTTATTTTTTGAAGGAATTAAACTATCTATATCTAGTTCCTTAGTAAAACTCTTTTTATCTACTCCATTAACTCTATTTGCTATACCTTTTAGATAAGACGACATTGCAATTCCTCCACAAAATTCTTATAATCCTTAGATGCATTTGCTCTGCTATTAAAATATACAACTGGAGTAGATTCAAATGTACTTTTAACAACATCAACATTATCTCTTATTGTCTGATTAAATATTAAATCGCCTAATTCTTCTTTAAGCTCTTGTTTTATCTCTTTATGAATCCTTATTGATTTATCCATTGTTATCAAAATTCCAAGTAAATTTAAATTAGTGTTAAATTCTTCTCTTACCCCTTCTATGCTACTCATTAGATATTCAAAACCATCTAATCCAAACTTGTCTATCTTAAGCGGTACGATAACATAATCACTTGCTACTAATGCGTTAGTAGATAACATTCCTAAGCTTGGAGGGCAATCAATTAAAATATAATCAAAAGCTTCTTGTTCTTTCACGCTTAACCATGTTTTAAGCCTTGTTTCTTTAACTCTCTTCGTATCTGTAAGTATCTCTCCTTCACTCATAATAAGATTAATATTACCTGGAAGTAACCACAGATTATCATATGGAGTAATTTGAATACCTATATTCTCTCCTCTCAAAGCTTCATAAGTTCCCTTCACATTAGAATCATACATATTCAAATACTTAGTTGCATTACTTTGAGGATCAATATCTAGTATTAATACTTTCTTACCTTCTTTACCTAATTGTGCTGCAATATTAACACATGAAGTTGTTTTTGCGACTCCACCTTTTATATTTAAAAAACTTATAACTTTCATCTCTTTACATCTCCCTTTAAATATCCTATAATGGAGATACGGATAGCCGTCCGTATCTTAAGCTATTGAACCTTTATACAAGGTTCTTTTTTTATTTGTTGTTATAAAATTCACATCTTTCAAATTTTCCACAACAAAAGTTAAATAAATGAATTTTTCTACTTTCTCTGTTTTTAATTTTCTTATTCAAATAATGAGCCTTATTAATGAAAAATGGACATTTTATTGTACACACTTGAATTGCTCCCTTCTATCTTGAAGCACATAATTTAAATCTGTTATATTATCAAGATCATTTAAATCCTTTCCTTCTGCCCACCCTAAAAATCTTTCTATTTCTACTTTTCTTACTTTAAGTCTTCCAAGCTTTAATGCTCTTAATATTCCTTTTTCTATTAATCTTCTTACAGTAGGTTCATCTGTTTTTAAAATTTTAGATGCTTCCTTGACTGTAAATAAAATATCTTCCATTAATTCTTCCTCCTATTTTGCAAATTTCAAAGCCATAATAGCTTCAACAACATCATCAAGCTCTTTCATGATTTTTTCCCAACGTGGTTTTTCTTCATCATCAATAATTCCATCACACGTAATTTCTATCATTTCATCCTTTAACTTTATAAAATCGCTAACTTCCTTTTGAAGTCTTAACATTGCAAGTGGCAATTCCTTTATTTCTATATTAGGTAAATACTTTTGTCCCACTTCTGCACTTGTTTTTAAATGTTGATAAGCTAAATATTGAGCATTATAAATCTCAATCATTTTAATAACAACTCTGTCTGGTGGAACTCTTTTACCACCTTCATATGCTCTTACACTATCTACTGAAACATCTAGTAACTCACATGCCTTTTCTTGAGTTAAGCCTGTACTCTCTCTCGCTATTTGGTAAATATTTCTGTATTCTTGTACCATTCCTTTTCTCCTCCATATGTTATACAATATAATTTGAAAGTTTGATTATATAGAACTTATTTGTTAAAAAAAAGAGCTAAAATTTCTCGTGAACTTAAATCTAAAATTTTTACTATTTTATTAGCTAAATCTATATTAATTTTAGTTTTACCAGATTCTATTAATGAATAGCTCCCTTTACTTTTATATCCAAGCATTTTAGCCATTTCTTCTTGTGAATACTTTCTTCTTTTTCTAAATTTTATCAATAGATTAGTGTTCAT